CGCCGCCGTAGTGCTTGGGTTGCATGACCACAAGGTAGCCTAAAGCATCAATAGGATCTTTACTGGCACCCTTCTGTCCATCAGCCCCAGTCCATTCCCTTAAACTATAAATCAAGTTTTGACAAGACGTATGTACCATTAGTTTTGGGTGGTTTTTGCCAATTTGCAATGGATTCTCCCTGTCAAAACACAGCAAGTCGTTGATAATTAAAACTCGTTCTTCAACGGTAACAGCAGCGGCAGGTTGAAAGTAGACAGGATTAGTAGCGTCAGCAATAAGGTCCAGCAAGGTAATCCCGCCTTCCTTGCTGGTCACCTCTGAGCCTGCGCTGCGAGGATCAATGTAGCGTTCGGCAATGTCTTCTGTCTTGTCTTGATGCGTCTCAAGCTGCCAGATCAAGTCCGTGTACTCGTTGATCCCCTTTCCTGCTCCGCTACGCTGGGCAGGGCCGGGCTTTCCGTCAGGCCTGTCTGAAGGCAACGCCCATTCGCCATAACTTAGGTCAGGCCACTCACGGTAGATCCAGATAATTCCATGCTGATCTACTCTGCACCAAAGCATAAACCAGTTACGGGCACCTGCCGGATCTGCAACCATGTAGTTAGTACCTTGGGGCGCAACAGTCAGGACGTTGTCTGAAAAGATGTTTTGATCACCAAACATCGGAAACTGGCTGCCTGCTGTCTGATCGGCCCAGCCATACGCGCGAATCTTAATTTCATGGGTACTGCGCCCTTTAAGTTCCTGTTTATGCCGTTCCCAGTTATTGTAGGGATTGAGCTTGGAATGAAACCAGATGCACCCATGCTTGCCGTAGACACTCTCAGCCCTGTAGGGCATGTGTCCTTTCGGCACGGTAATGACGTTGTTTTCCGGCAAAAGCTCAGATTCCTTGTACTCGGTTATTTTTGCCGTAGTAATAAACTCTTTAACAACCTGAGTATACCCCTGCACTGGAGTAAATGTAACTATCAGCTTGCCATTCCTAGTAATCAAACGGTAGCGAAGCGTGTTTAGCCAATCCTGCGGAACCAACTCATCGCACCAGACAATGTCTACTTCACCACCTTCAATGACCTTGATGTCCTGCTGGTAGTTCAGAAACCAAATTTGGTTCTTCTGGTAGACAGCCGTGTTGTCTGAAAAACCGTTCTTCTGTGTCCACGCTACCTGTGTCTGATGACTGCGCTTGGCTTCCTTCAGCTCTCTGGGCAAGTACTTGTGGAAGACATTTTGCTGCATCGCAATGCTGGTCATATTATTGGTGTGAAAACACCAGATATTCAGCCCTCTTTTAGACCCACGTTCCTTGATCCACTCTGGCATCGTCCCATTCAGATCCATTCCAACAAAGGCCTGCACGCACCGTTTGGCAGCCCACTCAGTCTTGCCTGCCCTGTTTCCGCCAAGCACGACCAACTCGTTAAACTTAGACATCATTCCGTCTGCATCCGGCCAATGCGCCAGTTCTGAGCCGTACCTGTAGGGATCTTCCTGTTCTGCGCGGATCCTCTGCTCCCTAGTCAGGAACATCCGCATGACCTCTTCCACGCCAACATTGGCAATCATCCTCTTGCGCTGCTCCTCGTTCGGGCAGGGAAAGATCGGATGATCCTGCATCGGAAACTTCAGGATCTTGGCGATCAACTTTTCTTGTGAAATTGTATCCGTTTCTATTGACATTTGAGTAGAAATTACTAGATTTGGCTCACAGGTCAATAGCCTGCGTGTACCTCCTGCACCACCTGAAACACGGACGCACGAGCGACTAAATGGTTCCAGCCATCCCTCTTGGGCTGGATTAAACATCTGCTTCGGTCTCAAAGTTGCAGAGTGCTGACAGTCACGCCTACGAGAAGGGCAAGAGTTTCCCGAACGGGTAGCCATCACTCATGACTGTAATTGCGAAACGAGCGACGACACTTATACGGATCGTTAACCTCTTTTTTGTATAGTACTCCCCCAAGATAGGCAGTAATGCTGAGTCTTGGGGGTACTATGCTCACTCACAACTTCTCCTTGCCGGATTGTTAATCTCTGGCTAGGTAGGCCAGACTACGATAGTAGGCCTGAGATACCAGAGATAAGGAAGAATAAGTAGCTAAAGAAGAGTAAATAAACAAAAAAGAAAAACGAGGTTGTCCTTTTTACGCTCGGCCTAGCACCATCGTTCCTGCTTTTACCAAGATAGTCTGACCCAGCTTTATCAAGCTGCCGTGTCCGCCGACAAACACTCGTCCACCGTCCGTCTCCACAACTCTAGGATTCGGATACTTCCTCGTCACCTTACACTTCCTCAGTGTAGCGATCTGCTTCTGTGTAGCGACCATATCGGTAGGCTCACCAACTTGGTCTATCACTGGCTGGCTGACTGCTTCCAGTATCGTGTCTCGAAAAATCACCCTTGTTCCGTACCGAATCGCGCGCCTGACATAATCCTCGTTCTCCTTATAGTTCGCCAAACTGTACGCCTCGCCATCCCGTTCCTTCACCACCTTTTCCATCACAGTAAACTTCACCTTGGACTGTTTCATAAATTAGTTCGTACACGAAGTATATTCCTACGGTGGAACCAGCGCCCAATCTCTCACAGAGAAACTGGCTTGATCTTGCCAAGATTCACCTGCGCACCACTGCACAAGCTATCCAGACAACCCAAGGGGCAATAACGCCCACGCCGTTTTCTACTACACCCAAAACGACGCTAACATAGGCCATCATCCGCGCAAGTAAAAAGCCTGCCACACGGTCAAATGTAGCAGGCTTATCCCAGCCAACTTATGCACTGCCTCTTACCGCATGCACAGCCAGCCAACAGGGCACATCATGGCACAACACAAACGATGGCACAAGGATAAGATTGGCGTAATAGGGCAAAAATTTTCCAGATGGGGTAATGCGTCGTCGTCGCCGCCAAAAAAAATATCCGAACCCCCTCCCCCCCTGCACCCTCGGACATCGTTGTCTGATCGTCAGACAGACCGTCAGACATTCGGCGTCTCACCGTGCACGGCGGGCTGGCATGATGCGCGGGCGGGCATGGCTGGCTTGTCTACGGCTGACGGCTGACGGCACTAGACAACCCGCGCTTGCGTAGACAACGGAGCGCCTATCGGGATGCATTGCCTTCCCTACCCTTTGCTCTCGCCTTTCGCCTTCCCTATCTTCCTTAGCCTCACCTTCCTTCCTTCGCTCAGCCTGACAATCTTAGCCTCACCTAACTTTTCCAGCCTTGCCAAACGCGTCAGCCTGCACGCTTGCACTCCCTTGCAATATACCAGCGCACGCAAAAAAGAAGCCTTGCAACACATTGAAGCTGAGCGTGTTGGAAGGCGTGTTCGTATACGGTCGTTTAAGGCCTTTGTCTGACGTTGTCTGATAGGTTGATGCTGACGACTAGACAGGCCATCGGAAGGTGCCTTTACGTTCGCTTATTAGCCTTTTTTGTTTGTTCTCAATTGTTCGTTTTCTATCAAAAAGGGCATTGAATGTTCTCTGAGTAATGCTACCTTACAGCCTCAGCTTTCGGGATTCGCTCGATAGCCTAACCTAGAAAAACACGATATGTCAGACACTTACACACTCGGAACAGATAGAACACGCGCGCACTCAGGCTCAGAAGCGCGGGTTGCACTTCGCGCTTGGGTTACCACCTGTGGCGTCAAAAGCGCTTATGCAGTCTCAATGACGATGCCTGAGTTAAATGCATGCTGGTTGGATACAACCAACAGCACTCTCAACGGCTTTGTTGAGCTTAGCCAAGGAAGTGGCGCAAAAGAAGCGCTCCGCGCTGAGGCTCAAGGCCAAGCGGGCGCAAGGGGGGGCATCAACTCAGGCGTCACTCTTGACGATGCTCAAGCTATCCTTGCCATCCTTAACAAGGCCAAGGGGGACGCTAAGCTAGATGAGAAGCGCGTGATTGAACTAGTGCGCGAACACTCTCAGCCTCAGCCATTGCGCATCGAGTACAGAGAACGCCACTCAGGCGAGCATGCTCAGGCGCTGGCGCATAAGGACTTCCCCAAGCTTCTGAAGGCTGTTTCAAGTGGGGAGAACGTATGGTTATTCGGACCAGCCGGAACTGGAAAAACCACAGCCGCTGAGCAGGTTGCTGCTGTTCTAGGACGCACGTTTCACTTCAACGGTGCACTCGACTCGGAGCACAAGCTGCTCGGCTTTACTGATGCTCAAGGGCGGATTGTCTCGCGGCCTTTCCGTAAAGCTTGGATGGAGGGAGGCGTGTATTTATTCGATGAAGTGGACGCAAGCTTGCCTCAGGCGCTACTCGCCTTCAATGCTGCGCTTGCCAATGGCATCGTAGACTTTCCAGATGGCGCTGCACGGAAACATCCAGACTTTGTGTGCATTGCAGGCGCGAACACGATAGGCCAAGGCGCAACCGTTGAATATAATGGCAGATATAAGCCTGATGCTGCTTTTGTTGATCGTTTCGCAATGGTACGTTGGGACGTGGACGAAACGCTAGAACGCACGCTGGCGCTAGGCAAGATTGAGGACCAAACGCTAGGCGCTAAGTGGATCGATCTAGTGCAAAAGGTACGGCGCAAGATTGCCTCAGAGG